GGCCAGGACGCGCCGCAAAGCTCTTGCAAGCGGCGCTAGGCGTGACCGCTGATGGCGCTATCGGCAGGGGCACGATTGCTGCTGCGACCGCTGCCGATCCTGTGGAATTGCTGGAGGCGTTTAGCCTGGGCAAGGAAGCGTTTTACCAATCCCTGCCGACGTTTGCGACGTTTGGAAAGGGGTGGCTAAATCGTGTGGCGCACGTTCAAGCGGCGGCAGAGGGGATGCTGGGCTAGGTGCCAACTGTTAAGTAATTCTTAACCGTTGCCGCTTTTGCGGTGGCTCTCAGTTTGTCGCTCATCATTCACCCTTTCTGATTGCATCAGCGGCCATTTGTAAATAACGAGGATCATTTTGAAAGTCCGTGTAATCGGTTCCGTAGATCGTTACAAACGATTCATCCATCTCATCGCACACCCTCGCGCACCGTTTACGCTCTTTCGCTACCGCATCGGCAAGTTCAGCGGCGGTGGCCCAGTGGTCAACATTACATAACCGCAATTGCTCTCTTGCTTCAACAAGTTCGCGCTCAAGGTAACGTGAAAAGTCAGCATCAACAACGTAGTGCGGTTCCACTATTGATCCCATGTTATGCTCGGCTACATCTGTTCTTGGTGTGTCGCTCATTTCTTCTCCCTTGCATCCATCTCTCGCAAATCATTAGCAGCATCGCTGACGCCATGCCAATCTTCCTGCCGCACCTTCATCAGCATGTATTGAATCAATATCTCGCGGTCGGTCATCGCATCACCAGCACTGTACAGATGATGACCAGCACGACAACCACAAGGCCGATCCGACCGCAGTCGGCAAAACCCTTGTTGTAGCCTTCATCGTAATCACCCATAAACCCTCCGATCTTTTACCGCAATAAATGACACGCTTTTACGCTCAAGGCATGACCTGCACTTCCATATCCGGCGTGTGCCTTTGGTGATTTTGACCAGCTTGTAACCGGCCTCACGGCGGCAGGACTGGCAGACTGGGGCGATCATTTGTGCAACTGCTCTAAATTATCAACGCCGAGCACTTGTATCTCGTAGCGGCGCCAGGTTGCCGCCACATCGGTGCTGGCAACACCAGTCGGCACAAACTTGTTGTTAGGATCGACCACGTAAATGTTGCGGCTTCGCAGGTAGGCTATGGCGGCTTGCAGTTTGTCGTTCATGATTTCCTCTCATTCCAGCGTTTGATGGCGACCTCGAGGGGCTGGTCTAGGTCGGCGTGGGGGCCGATCATCTGGCATTCCTCGCAACAGATGGCGATGACATTGGGTTTCACTTCGTCGACCAGAACATCCTCATTGCCGCAAAACGGGCAAGGCAGGATGACGATCTGGCGTTTCTGGCGCTGCTCGCGGGCTGTTTCCCAGCGGTCGAGATCCTGGCTGAATTCGCGCTCAAGCTGGTCAAATGCGTTTGTGCTCATTTCGTCACCTTTTTGGCTTTTGTCGGTTTGTCGGCCTTTTCCCACGGCAGATCGTCGACCAGATCCTTGAAATGGTCAACCGGCTGGGTTGGAGTAATGTCGCAGTCAAACTCGGTTTTGATGGCAGTCAAGGCAAAGTCTCCCAGCAGGGATTTGTCGGCAAGGTTGGTTATGTCCTGGCTGGTGTAAACCGGCTGGGCAAACTCGGCGCCGGTGATCTTGTTGCGGTAGGTCAGCAAGTTATTGCTGGTCGCATCCATCAATTCCGCAAACCGGCCGAGCAATGTCGGAATATGGCGGTGCTCACCACAGCCTGCGCGTTGCGCTGATACATCCATATCAGGTTTGCCCTGTGCACACGACCAGCGGGCCTCTCCGTCAGCTTCAGGGGTGCTGTGGGCGCAGGTTCGGCAACTGACAGCCGGCGCCTCGGTGCCGTAGCACTGGTCTTTAAACCGGCAGAACTTGCAGGTAAAGTTTGTCGCATCGTCGGCCAGCGTCACCGCAGGCTCGGGCGCCGTGATGATGCGCTCGGCGCGTTGGATAGCCAGATCGAATGCGTCTCTGTCAAATTCGATGCGCTCGGCGTGGATGTCGTCAGTATCCTTATTGACCATGATATACATGGCGCGTGTCAGGCCAGCCCAGCCCATGTATGATTGCATTTGCCACCAGTGTTGCGGTTTGGCCTCCTTTACGCCTTTTTTGACCATCACGGCAAACGACTTGGCGTTCGCGGTCTTGAATTCGAGCAAATGCGGCGTCTTGGGCGCTTCCAACAAGCCCAGCCCAACACCGTCAAGACTGCCTGCAAAGTGGCCGCCAACGGCTTTATAACGCCACTGGTTGCCGTCCTGATCCTTATCCCACACCTCAACGCCGATCGCCCGAAGATCCGAGATCAGGCGCGGCTCTTGGTGGTTGCCGGTGTCGAACAGGCGCAGCATCCGGCCGTCAAAGTCTGCTGGCTTTGCCCATCTGAAACTAAGCCACAGATACCTGTCGCACTCGTGGCCAATTTCGCTGGCGCCAAGATGCGGGCGCCCCTGCCGGTCGGCGCTGGTTTCGTAGTGCCGGAATATTGCGGTTCTGGTGCTGTTCTGGGGTTCTGGTATCTCTGCCATGATTCCTCCGTAATTATTTAACAGTAAGCACTTTGATTTTGATTTAGTGATCGTTTGGGAAAATAATCAATTCCCCCAATGCTGTTGCCGCTACGCCTTCTTTTTGTAATTGTGCTCTGGCCTTCATTTCAACGGCAAGACTGCTTGTTATTTGATTAGCGCAACCGATCACGCCTCGAAGCGCATCTCCTGACAAATTGCCATCTTTAGCCAGCATGAAACATTTTGCTAATTCCATTCTTAGATCGCCAGAGGTTTTCATCTTGTATCCTTGATAATATTGATAAAAGTTTAATCATTATTTCAACATCAGATTTACCGCTTTGAGTAATTTTGTATACTTCTTTGTAATGATCTTCGAAAATATATGCAGGTGGATCGCCGCGTAAAATTCCCACGTATTCAATACCACCACGCATAGCAGCGTTATATGCGGTCGCGTTTTTTACCCACTTTCTTACAATTTTTTCGCATTCTTTACCGCTGATCCATCTGTTCCTGCTCAATCTATTTAAAGCTGTCCTAGCTCTATAAGAAATCGGATCGTTTCTCATAAGGCTATTGAGTATCCGCGCTGCATACATCCTCCGTAACGCCGGGGCGTTGCCGCCCCAGCTTATGATTATTTCTTTGCCCAGGGGGCTGCGGGTGCAACCTTGCCAGTGGCAAAGCCTGCGGGTGCTGCCGGTTTAGCTTTCGGCGCCGGTGCGCCGGTGGCCGTCGAATACCCCTTGATGCGGTTGGTCATCTGGCCTGACTGCGGGTTCAGCTCCTGCACCACATCCACCGTGAGGGGAATGTTGTGCAATTCCTCGCTGTCGCCGGGTTCCATAATGCCGACACAGTGGCAAATCGCCGACAGCTCGCGCTCGGCAATTTGGACCGCGGTGGCGTTGGGGTTGACCAGATTCAACCTGGTCCAGAGTTTCCGGTTGCTGTGCTTGGTGTCGCCGATCACTTCCATCGTCAGCATCAGGTATTCGCCGGTTCCGGCTTTGGTTTCCTTCATTTCGGAATCCGTTATGATCACTTCATAGCGACCAGCGGGCAGGGCGTCAAACGACTGTTGCGGTTCTACAGCTGCGGCGTTGAAATTAAGTGAGGCCATGATTATTTTCCTTTGGTTTTGGTTGTTGTTTCGGTTGTGGTCGTCATTGCGTCTGCCAGTGCTGACCAGTCCAACGGCAGTGAATCGGGTAGGCTGTAGCGGTTTTTGGCAAGGTAGGCCGGTTTCTCTGACGTGTAGAGCAGGCGCTCGCCGGTGCTGATGCCGCGGCTTACTTTGTTATTGAAGCCTACATCGCTAGATTTCACGATGGTTTTGTAGTTTGCAAATCCCACTACATCGCACCATTCCTGCACCAGGGCGCTGCTGCGGGCCTGCAGCTTGGGTTGATACCTTTCGTAAGGCTCAACCTCGGGGCTGTCAAACCGCTTAATCTCGCAGTGGGCAAGCAGGATGCTGGCCATGCCTTTGCTACGCAAAGCGGTCAGGCTATCAAGGATCTTGCGCCAGAGATCCGCAGCGATCACCGCACCTTTGCCGTATGCAAGGTCTTTTGCTTCGTATTGCGTGTTGATCTGTTCCCAAATCAGATTGTCGAGCCAGTCCAGGCTGTCAATGACAACGGTCTGGAAGTCGTGCTCACCTTGTAGCGATTTGAGTGCATCCTGCACATCTGCGAACTTGGTCGCTAGCGGGAAATGATCCGCTTCGAGGCGACCGAGGCCATCCTCGGTCAAAATAAATATCGGGTTCGGTGCGCTGGCGCCGAAGGTTGTCTTGCCCAGCCCATGCGGGCCGTAGACCATGATGCGGGGCGGCTGGATGCTGGTGTTGCGTGATATTGCTTGCAGGTTTATAGCCATAAATCCTCCGTTAATTAAGCGAAAACAACAGAACAACAAAAATCCAAAGTGATGCGAACATTCCCAACACAAGAATGCAATCAAGAATAATCTGTTTCATCTTTCACTCCGATCGTCACAAATTTCTTGCGCCATTTCTTCAACGCAGTCCGAATCTTCCAGATGTTTCTTGAGCATGGCTTGCACTTTGTCATAGAGGCGCTCGATGCGGGCTTCAAGGGCGGGTTTGTTTGTGCTAAGGGCGGCGACCACCAGCTCAAAGGCAAAACTATGATCTAGTTCCTCGCTCACAAATTCGTAAAGGTCAACCTCAATGCGACCTGCTTGCGGGAATTTGCCGGTGTCGAGGACTTCCTCAACGATGGCATCGAGGGCATCTGCGCGGTCATCGTCTGAGACCTCGCGGCTTGTGGCGTTGCGGTAGCACTTGGGGCAGTCTGTGGCACCGCAGAGGCAGGGTTCTGGGGTCATGTTATTTTCCAATCAAAAAAAGATGAACGGCGCCAATCAAACCACGATAGCTCTGATTACGTTGCCAGCCTGCTTTTTGAAATGTGGATTTGTAAAACTGTTGCGCCCAAAAACGCACGTTTTCGTCGCTGTGCGAATTCATCAGTATGGCTGCATCTTTTCTGGTGTATTCCATTTTTGTTTCTCCGTTTGGTAGGTCGGTTGGGTGCGCCCCCGAGGGGGCGCGGTCGGTTAGCGTTTGCCGCGGGAAAAAGTAAGGTCGCCATCAGCAGTGCGGAACAAAATATTTTTTGCAATGTTGAGAGTTTTGCGGGCACCTTCGCTGTCGTTGTTTTGCAACTGCTCTTGAGCATCTGACATGAGGCCAGCAATAATCATGCTGGCGCCGTTGGCTTGATAGCTAATCGTTTCGGCAAGGCGTTCAACATAAGCATCAATATCAAAGACGCCATACATTTTAAGGTTACGATCTTGTTGTGAGGAGGTTTGCATTTTGTTTCCTTTTGGTTGGTAGGTCGGTTGGTTTCTTCTGTTGCGTTACTGCATGGCTCACAATATAATCGGGCAGAAACAGGTTGTCAACAACTTTCTGCAACTATTTTATAGGGGTTCAAATTCGATGCGAACAAGCGATGCGGTGACATACTTTGACGGGCGCCGAGCACTGGCCGAACGACTAGGGATTAGCACCCAGGCGGTAGCAAAGTGGGGCGATGCGGTGCCAGAGGGCGCCGCCTACAAATTACAGATATTGACAAACGGGCGCCTGCGGGTAGATCCGGCACTCTATCCTGGTCGGTGGCGCCGGAAGGCGGGGAAATGAACGTCAAAAACGCGATTAGACCTGAAAACATGGTTTGCCCGTCCTGCGGCTGCAAGAACTTCCAGACGGTTGAGCGGGCGGCTGGTCAGTCGTTTGTCTGCAAAGACTGCCGCAAGACGTATAAGCGCAAGTCAACAAGTGGCTCGGGCGTTATTGCTGGGCCGGTTTATCATCGGACGCAGGAATTATAGGGGGTGCGACATGGTTGAGAATGATTCTGTAGTCGAGCTGCATCCGAAGGTCTTACTGGATGCGGCATTAAAATACGCGCTGCGGGGATTTCGTGTGTTGCCGCTAAATAGCATCCGGCAGGGCGTTTGCACTTGCGGCGATTCCGATTGTCGCTCCCCTGGGAAAACTCCGCTGGCCCCCCACCGGGGGACCCCCGTGTCCGCCGCCGCACCAATCCGGCGCACCTGTGCAAAAAACCGCGGCACTGACAGTCCGCACGTTTG